GTAGAAAAGTGTTCCTTGGCATATCGATCCATGTCAAGCACCATATTTATACCTCTTCTCTGGAAAAGTTCATTGAGTTGTTTCTGAAATTTTTTACCTTCTTTTCCATGATGACATAACTCTAATTCTACTGCGAGCTTTACCTCAAACAGTTTGGAATCTATGTCTTGATTCCAAGAGGGTTTATTTACATGCGAAAGCATTCCCACAATGCTGGTTTGGCTAAGAGGTGCTGCCGTAGAACCCAGCATCCTCTCATGCCCAGTCATGGAAAATCTACGACACAAAAATTCAAGATCATCTTCTTCTAAGAAAGGTTTATCAACATCTTTTTTGTCAGGGGTGGTAAATGCCATCCCCAAGTCTGCAAACTTATCACGAATAAACATATTGTTGAACCACTTCACTTCTTCCAAAGTTGATCCCAAATTATCGTCTCCATATACCACGATCGATACATCTCTGGTAAAATCCCATTTTTCCGAACCGATTCCTTGCTCAATCATTCCTGCCATATATGCATAATTCAGCGCAATTAACGTGCTAAAAGATGAATAAAAACTTGTCATCCAATTTCCCGATGAATTGCCCCTATCATACAGATATGTATAGGCGGGATTGTGATGTATCACATTGCTGATTCCATCTCCAATCCCTTCAACCAGTCTATACCACTCTTCGTTAGATTTAAATTTATATTTGCAAAATTTAATGAAATAACGAGTAAATTCCCTTGGTATAGTTTTATCCTGCCCTGACTGATCTCCTCCTATATAATTAGGAGCATTTTTCATTACTCTTCTTTGTATCATGCCCCATTCTGGGCTATGTACATTTAAACCGCATTGCAGTGGGTATCCGGATCTGTTGTTACAAAAGTACTCAACAACGGGCCCAAATACCACTTTTTGTAACACACAGTAAATTGTGCTAGAACTACAAAACAATCTTGTCTTCTTGTTCTGTACTCTATCCATTTCTCTTAGCTCATCTTTCAGAGCATCATTTACCTGTTGCACAATATGGTCTCCCTGTAATGCTGCTTGCAACAATTTGTCTACTTCTGTGATGAAGTCTTCACTTATAAAACCAGTTTCCCTCACCCAGTATCGACTTTTCTTTCCTCCATCTGGTGGACCAGCCGCTGTAGTATTATCCATACCCTGTGATATATATACCTTGCCTTGAGTATCTGTTGCACGACCTCCCAAACAAGTTATCCTAATAAGATGTCTTCTCACTTGCTCTTCATTCCAATCAAACTTATACGATTGGTTAAATCCTCGCACCATCAATGGTGCAAACAAAAGGTCAGGACGT